ACGATGTTCGTGAGCTGCGCGCCGGTCGGGCGGCTGCCCGCGTTGAACGTCTGTCCAGCCATGACCCTCCTACTGCCGGGCCGCGGTGAGCGCGTCGGTGACGTGGACCTCTTCGCCGAGCGTGTGAGCCCGGGCGGTGGTGCCGGATACACCCCGGGTGACGGTGAGGGTCTGGGAGACGCTGCGCAGCGCGAAGGTCATGCCGCGGGAGATCGCCGGGGCGCCGCCGGTGACGACGAATGATCCGGCCGGGACGACCGGCGGGCCGCCGGAGGTGCTGAAGTCCCACACCTGCCCGGAGTCGTTGCCGACCGTCGTCGGGACCTCGGAGATCTCGGTGGTGATGGCTGCGACGGACGTCCAGTCGTCGGCTTTCCAGCCGGCCCAGATGACCAGCAGGCCGCCGAGCTCCGAGTCCAGCTCGGGGTAGGCGATGTTCTGCGCTGATCCGTTGAGTTGTTGTGCGACGGCGACGAGCTGACTTGCCGGGTCGCCCCACTTGCCGGTGAAGGAGGCGATCTGGGCGATCATCGTGTCGCCGACGATCGTCGAGAACGGCGGGATGTTCAGCGTCGGTGCGACTTCGGTTCCACTGTGGACTTTCGCGAAGACGACGAGCTGCACCGCGTCGATGATCTTCTTCCAGCCCGGCGCGCCGGTGATCCACATGCCGGTGTCCAGCGCGTTGGTGTCTCGGCACGTGCACAGCATCAGCAGCAGGTTCCCGGCCGCCGTCGCCCCGCCCGGAAGACCCGGAGTGACAACGCGGGTCACGAACCCGTCGGAGATCCCCGACGTGCCGACGGCGACGAACGCCGGCGTTGTGGTCGTGGCCGCGGCGGCCGCGGTGACCGTCATCTTCTCCGGCGGGGCCAGCTCGGTCCCGCCGACGGTGATCGGGACCGGGCCGTCGGCGACGGACCACACGCAGCCGTCGGACACGGCCACGTCGATCGTCGTGGATGTTGCTGTCGGGGTGGAGGCGAGGACCGACGCGCCGCAGTCCAGCGGGCTGCCGTCGAGGGCGCCGACGTTGAACGGCGAGGACGGCGAGCAGTTGATGGTCGTCCGCCAGGAGGTGGCGTCGATGTTCATCGTCACCTCCTCGGCGATCACGCCGAGGAGGCCGGGCGGGAACTGGTCGAGGAGGTTCGCGGCGGTCACCGTGTGGCCTGGGCGAAGCGCGAGAGCCGCAGTCCACAACTCGGGGTGGTCGATGAGTTCCAGCTGCAGGGTCGGGACGCGCAGCTCGTCGACGGTGGCGACGTGCACCCGCCAGGAGGCGAGGTCGCGGAGCTGGTCGGCGTCGGCGAGGTTCACGGTGCCGGAGTTCGCGAACCGGCCGTTGACGGCGACGTCGCCCTCGTCGGAGAACTCGGCGCTGTCGCCGGCCGGGTTGGACAAGGTCCAGTCGTTGACGAGGCCCTGGCCGTTCTTCGTCGGCAGGAACGGCAACTTGACCTGCTGCTGTCGGGTGTCCAGAGCGAGGGTCGCCGCCCGGTTGTAGCGGGACTGCTCCGACAGGTACGACAGGCCGCCGCTGTATCCGTCGTAGAGGATGCCGCCGTCGGCGGCCTCGCAGTCGCGCAGCAGTTGCATGATGCCGCCGGGCTTCTGCGGGCCCATCGTGATCGAGCTGGTGCCGGAGACGGTGATCTCGATGCTCGCCTCGGCGGCCAGCCGCTTCATCCGGGTGATCGCGTTTTCCCCGGTATATCCGGTGGCGCTGGCGTCGGTGGCGGAGAAGTTGTACTGGTCGTAGACGGTCCACGAGGACAGCGCGACACCGTTCAGATTCGCCGACGGGAAGATTGTGGCCAGGCCGCCGTTGCCGGGGCCGGTACCTGCGATCGTGAGCGGCGCGAACGCGCCGATCGTGCCCAGCGGGAACGTCACCAGCTGCAGGTCGGTTCCGCCGCCGCCGTTGTCGTGGGCCATGACGCGCCAATGCCACCAGCCGACAGCCTGGTTGGTCGGCGGGGCGAAGATGCTGGTGCCGAGCGACGTGCCGGAGGAGTCGTAGGTTCGCAGGCCCCAGTTGCCGCCGCCGTAGACGACGTCGACGATGCTGATCGTCGAGCCGCTCACGTACACCCGCTGGATGTTCGTCTCGGTCGCCGGGTTGCTGCCGGTGAACTTCATCCACCAGTCGAACTGCCACTTCCCGCCGAACTTGTAGCTCTTCGTGTCGATCGACAGGTAGTTGTCCGAGCCGAGGACCGCGGCCCGCTCGACACCGGGCAGGGTCGTGTCCGCGCCGAACTGGATCGTGCCCGCGCGAAGGACGGGGACGGTCGGCCGGTTGACCTTCCCGACGACGGCGAACCCGGTCGCGCCGCTGGCTTCTTCCATCGACGCGTAGGTGACCAGGCCGGGTGCCCGGATCGTCGAGCGGTACACGGCCGAATGGGTGATCGCCGGGCCCGACTGCAGCGGGAAGAGCGCACCCGATGCGGACAGCAGCACCTCGGCGTACAGCGAGTTCCCGGCCGGCCAGACGGGTGTGATCTCGTCGACGAAACCTTGGTACACCTGCGTGGATCCGGTGCCGGGGTTGACGGAGTACCGGATCGGCGTGCCACGCTTGAGGTATGTGAACCGGCCGTCGGTGTTGCGCAGCCGGCAGGTGAGTTGGGCCGGCTGGGTGGTGGACGCCTCGTCGCTGCGGCCCCACCTGACCTCCACCCTGCCGAGGGAGAATGTCGAGTAGTCGGTGAACATCCAGCCGCCGGAGTTCACCGTCTGGTCGGCGCCGGGCGCGAGTTCCAGCTTCGACGTGATCGTCGCGACCACTCAGTTCACCCCGAACTGGATCTGTCCGGTGCGCACCATCTTCATGAAGGCGGTGGCCAAGGCGCCATCGACGTTCCCGCCGAAGACGACCGATACCGTCATCGACCCGCCGCCGCGGGGTGACACCTGAAGGCCGTAGCCGGCGACGGCGGTCTGCGCCAGGTCCATCGCCCGGGACGGGGAGATGCCTTGCAGCGGGATGAGCGCTTCGCCACCGGTCTGCGGTTCGCCGGCGATGACCGTGCCGCCGTGCGACGGCGGGATGATCAGGCCGGTCTGCGCGTACCGGATACCGCCGAGGGCGTTGAACTGCTCGCCGTGCGGCGAGCCCGGCTTGCCGGTGACCCGGTAGTTGGTGGTGATCGTGGTCGTCTTGGACAGCGGGATGTGGTTGATCAGCCGGATCAGGTCGGCGAGCCCGTTGATCGCGTCGGTCAGTCCCTGCATCGCGATCGCCGTGTTGACGTTCTTCGGGATGCCCTTGTACTTCCCGATGAGGCCGTCGATCGCCTGCTGGCTCAGGCCGGCCTGCCGGGCGGTCCGGACCAGCGCGTTGTAGTTCACGTCGTACGCCGCGGCAGCGTCTTCGGCGGACATGCCGGCGGAGATCTGCGCCTGGTACAGGCTCATGTTCGCCGAGACGCTCGCCAGGATCGCCTCCCGGTTCGCCTGGCCCTTCTTCGTGTGAATGTCCAGCGCCCGGCCGTTGGTCTGGATCGACTCGGTCAGCGAGGTCAGGGATTTCGCCACGCCGAGAACGGCTTGATCGATACCCATCGTCGCACTGAAGATCTTGTTGACCATCGAGCCGGCGAGCACGTCGGCCGTCTGCGCGGTCGCGCCGATCTGCGAGCTCAGGGTCTTGAAGTCCTCGCCCGCGTCCAGCGCGACGCCGCCGAGGTGCTTCGTCGCCTGCTCGGCTGTCCGGGTCGCCTCGGTCGCCTCGTGGAGCTTGGTGATGTGGTGCTCGGTGTCGGCGTCCGGCCAGAAGTTCGACACGGCGTTGGCCAGGGAGAACACGACCGGAATGTGGTCGTCGAGGACCTTGAAGAAGTCGCCGACGGCGTCGCGTGCACTGGTGAACGCGTGGTAGATGTCCTCCGTCGAGCGCACCATGACGCCCGTCTCGCGGATGGCGAACTCGAGCAGGTTCAGGGTGTCGCGGAGTCCGTCGGCGGCGCCCTTGTTCCCGCCGGCGATTTCGGACAGCGCATCGGAGATCGCCGCACCGACTTCGGGAAGTTCCTGCCGGAGCACCTCGATGACCGGCCCGGCCCGCATGACGAGGGCGTCGACGCCGCTGAGGATGTTGTGCGCGAACCAGGACGCGGCCTCGGTGAGCGGACCGACGAACGTAGCGGCCTTGGCGAACATCGCGTCGAGGCGCACGTCGGCGAAGATGGACTTGAAGGTCCCGGCACCCTTGATCAGCGGGTCGATGAAGTGGACGGAGGCGTTCACCCACTGCCGCTGAATGTCGCTGATCGCGTCGCCCCACGCCGCGGTGATCTGCTTCGGGCTGTCTTGCAGCGCCCCGGCGACACCGAGCCCGACGACAGCACCGGCGCCGGCGGCGATGATCGCCCCGCCGATCGCCGCGCCGATGAACGCCGCGAGCCCGACCGCGAGCGGCGCCGCGGCGGCCAGGACGATGGGGTTGGAGAAGGCTTTGATGATGCCGCCCTCGAACAGCTGCGAGAACGTCCCCGCCGCCTCTGGGCCGGCCTTCTTCACCCCGTCTTTGAGCCCGCTCTCGACCGAGTTGGACAGGCTCTTGCGCAGGTTGGTGAGGAGGTTCAGATCACCGGAGCTCCTGTTGAGCCGCTTGAACACGTCGACGTCGCCGGTCTTGACGAACTCTTCGGCGAGCTTCTTCACCTCGTTGCGGGTGTTCTTGATCCGGGTGTCGAGGATCGTCATCGCCGAGGACCGGTCGCCGACCCGCTGGAAGTTCGTGCCGACCTCGCCGATGTCACCGGACAGCAGCTTCATCGCCGCGCCGGCCTTCATAGCGTCGAGCGGGACCTTGTTCAGGCTCCGGTCGAGGGACTCGACCTTGTCGTCGAGCTTCTCCGTCGCCCGGGCCGACTCGAGGACAGGCCCGAGGAACCCGGCAACGTCCGCTTCCAAGGAGACTGAGACCTTACGTACCACCGGTCACCTCTTCTTCGGCCGGAGCGGCACCTGGTGGATGAGCGAATACCGGTGTGGGTGGTCCTTGTACCGGTCCTGGGACTGGTCGAGGGCGATGCACCGGTAGCACTCCAGCGGAAGGTCGGGCCGGTACTTGCCCTCGTTCTCGGCAGCGGTCGTGACCCGGAGATCGCCGCCGCACGAGTGGCAGCGGGTCTTCCGATGCAGGCCGAGGGCGAGCATCCAGCCCTGCTCCTGCTCGTCCCATTCGACGTCCACCGTCGATGTCGTGACCAGACCGCGGCGGCGCCAGGTGGTGGTGGGCTCCCAGCCGCGGAACCGCTTCAACGAGATGCCGAGCCGTTCGGCCGCCTCTACTTCGCCGAGGAGTTCCGGGTCGTCGTTGAGGCGGTCGAGGAGAAAGGGAGATCGACCTTGCCCCGGTTCAAGTTCCAGACGACGTCGGTGAGTTCCTGCATCTGCCGGTCGGTGAGGTGTTCCTCGAGCAGGAGTTTCAGCGAGTCCGGGTCGAGCTTCGGCTCGACCAGGGACAGCGGGATGATCCGCTCATAGAACGCGTCGAAGTTGACGCCGATCGCGTCCTCGCTGTGGGCGAGTTTCCCCTCGTCGTCGGTCCGCGGCGGATAGGCGGTAACGAGCTGCCGGAACCGCGGCCGCGACAGCGCCTGGAACTTCAGCGTGAGGGTCGCTTCCTGCATCCGCTCGAGCAGCTCACCGATCCGCGCGTCGACCTCGACCACGGAACCGCCGGCGAGGCTGTCGCGGGTCGCCTCCTTCGCGGCTTCCCGCTCCTCGATGAGGGCTTCGTACTCTTCGACGAGGGACTCGTCCAGGCACACGTCGTACGTGCCCGTACGAAGCTTCCCATTGCGGATCTTCTCCGCGGCTTCTATCGCGTCCACTGTGGCCCTTCATGACGTGGCCCTTACGGATGAAGGGAAGCCGGGCAAGGGCCACCGAGCCCGGCTCCCCGCTCGGGGCTAGGCGACCGCGGCGCGGATGTTCGGCGTGGCGGTGATCTTCGTGTCGACTTCCCACTTCGTGACGCTGTTGGCCGTGGGTGCGAGGTTGCGGGTCTGGCCGAAGATGACCGGGAAGACCTCGACGACCTGAGCAGTCGTCCACGCCGTCGTCTCAGCGATGTACCTGCGCACGACGATGAACCCGGCGACGCCGCGGAGCAGGGTGGCGTAGGTGGTGTCGCCGGTGGCCTGCTTCTTGAACGTCAGCTTCGTGCCGGAGAAGCTGTCCCGGCCGATCGTCACCGTCGAGAACGTCGAGTTGAGCGCGCTGTTGTCGACGTCGGCGGTCGTGGCCTCGAACCCGGTCAGGCCGTCCGGGGTCATGACGGACTGGAGCAGGATGCCGGCGTTCAGCTCGGTTGTGGTCGGTGCGGCGATGTTGGCGATGGTCGGGACGTAGGCGACGCGGGTAAAGCCGTCCACCACAATGTCAGCCACTGTCAGTTCCCTTCAGGCGTGTCGGTGGTGTCGGCCTTGCTCCAGGTCTTCGACTTGGACTTGGGTTTCGCCTCGGCGGCCAGCCGCTCGGCTTCGGCCTGCTGCGCGGCGATGTTCTCGGCGATGACCGGGTTCGGTTCCTCCGGTGCTTCGCCGGGTTCCCAGCCCATCGCCTTCCAGTCGGCGACCGCGCCTTCCGGGCACAGGAACGCGCCGCCGTGGCCGTCCTCGCCGGGCAGTCCCACGTGTCGGAGCCAGATGTCGGTCATGCCACAGCCACCCAGAGATGCGCCGACACGCTGAGGCCGTGCGGAACGGCGAAGCCGATCTGCAGGTCCCATTCGTTGTGATTCGAGTCGAAGACCGGGTAGGTGGCCACGATGGGGAAGAGCCCCTGCGCCGACGTGCCGTCGGTCTCCGAGCCGTTGCCCGATGCTGGGACGTAGGCGTATCCGCCGCCCGCGATAGCGTCGCCGAGGCCTCCGGAGCCCACGCCGAACCACGCGACGCCGTTCGCGTTACCCGGACCGCTCCCCGTGTGTGACCAAACAATCTGCATCGTTCTCGGCCTCTCAGGCGGGGTACACGTGGTAGGTGAGGGCGGTCGTCGGCGTCGACGTGATGGTGACGAGGCCGGTGCCGAGGTTGACCTGACTCGGCGAGATGTAGAAGACCTTCGCGCCGGTCGCGACCGTGGCGACGCCGGTCACGGTGGCCGGGTTGTTGGCAGGCGAGGTGCCGGCGTCCGAGATGGTGATCGTGTTGATCGTTCCGGCCGTAATGACGACCAGGTTGCAGCCCTGCGTACCGAGTTGCGTCTGCGTGATCGTGTCCGACGCGGACGCCGTGTTGATGGTGACCGCTGCTCCCGTCGAGACGGGAGTGGTCATAGTGAGCGCCGCCATCGGCGCACCTCCAAAGTGGACGGTCCGCGATGAGCGGTGTGGAACATGGGGTTATGAGGTGGCACGGAGGCGATACGTTTCAACGGCATCCATGACGGGCGTGCCGGTGGTTTCATCCCGCTGCGGGGGTTGGGATTCCTCGAGCCGGATCAGCCCGCACGCCAGTCCGGTCACGGTGGGCCGCACGTCGAGCAGCGCGGTGCGGGCGCGTTGCGCGACCGCGCGCGCGGCGGAGGCGGTGCCGCCGACGCAGTGCAGAATCCAGCGCTGATCCCACACGCGGGTGCGGCCGTCGAGGTTGTTGTCCGGATCCTCGGACGGCCGGCTGAGGTAGCTGTAGACGAGGACGTAGCCGGCGTTGACCGCGGTGTTCGCCGGGACGACACCGTCGAAGACGACGAGGGCGGGCGGGCCGAGGTCGGCGGCGAGCAGCGTCAGCGCGACGTTGGTCAGGGCCTGGTCGAGTCCGTCGGTGATGGGCACTACCCGCCGCCTGGATCCTCGACCGGTCCGCCCTGGACGGTCATCCCCTCGAGCAGCTGCTCGCCGAGGTCTTCCATGTAGCCGTAGAAGACGTGCTCTTCGGCGTCCAGCGCGGGCGACAGGTGCGGGATCGGCGCGTTGTTGACGCTGCCGTCCTCCAGCAGCCGGCCGAGCCCGCCCTGCAGCCTCGAGGACTCCGGGCCGATCTCCGAGGACACGAGCGTCCCGGACGCCTTCACCTCGTACGTGATCGAGCGCGGGTAATGCGGGAGGTAGCCGTGGTGGCTCGCGCCCTTGATGATCTTCTGGGCGTGCCGCTTGATGTTGAGACTTCCCTTGCCGGCGACCTTCTTCGCCGCCGGCCGAGCTTCCTTGACCGCCTTCTTCAGGTCGGCATTGAGACCCCTCAGGCCGTGCGCCTTGGCGCCCATCAGCCGCTCACCCCGATCACAGCCAGCCGGCGAGCGGTGAGGAACGACTTGTCGGCGACGCCCCGCACCCGGTAGGTCTTGCCGACCAGATCGGCGTCGAGGGCCGAGGCGGTGACGGTGACGAGGTCGTCGGGCCGGATCCCGGTGACCGTGATGGGGACGTGAACCTCGACCTGCGCTACGAAGACCTCAGCCTCGCCGAGCGGGGTCGGGCTCGCGCTGGCCGACTGCTGCTGGATCTTCGCCTTGCCGGTGTACAGCGTGCTCTGGGTCGGGGTGACGACGCCGGTGTCCGGGTCGGTGCTCGAACCGGTGGTGCGTTTGATCGTGATCGCGTCGAGCATCAGATTCTCGGCGGCTGCGCGGCCGCGCAGGGTGATGGAGGTGGCGGACATGTCGCCTCCTCAGTTCGGCGTGACTCCGGTGAACGGCCTGACCGTGATCCCCGAGGTGGGTCTGGTGGTCGTGCCCGGCCCGGGCCGGGTGGTGGTTCCAGTGGCCTGCCGAGGTGTGGTGCCGGTGTTCGGCCGGGGGGTGATCTGCCCGGAGGTGCTCATGCTCGCGGTGATGGTGGCCAGCACCGGCAGGGTCGCGGCAGCGGTCTGGGTCGCTTGCGTGGACGCGGCCGCGGTGATGGTGGCGACGGCCGTGAGGCTCGCGGCGAGCGGCTTCGTGCTGGTGCCCGCAGCCGTCAGGGTTGCCGTCGTGGTACGGGTCGCGTCGACCGGCTTCGCGCTCGTGCCGGCGGCGGTGACGGTGGAGGTGATGACCGGAGCTGCGTCGATGACCTTGCCGGCCGGCACCAGTGTGGCGCTCGCGGTGACGGTCGCCGTCGCGGTCAGTGCGGCGTCGACGGGCTTGGTACTGGTGCCGGTTGCCGTGGTACTGGCGGTGAACGTCGGCGAGGCCAGGACCGGCTTCGTGTTGGTCGCGGTCGACGTCGTGCTGGCAGTCGCGGTCAGGGCCGAGTCGACCGGCTTCGTGGACGTGCCGGTGGCGGTCAGTGTGGCCGTGCCGGTCAGCGCGCTGTCGACCGGCTTCGTCGACGTACCCGTTGCCGTGATGGTCGCGGTGAACGTCGGTGTAGCGTCGATGTTCTTCGCGCCGGTGACCACCGTGCCGGCGGCCGTGATCGTCGCGGTCGCGGTCAGGGTGGCGTCGACCGGCTTGGTGCTGGTACCGGTGCCGGTCAGTGTCGCGGTGCCGGTCAGGGTCGAGTCGACCGACTTGGTGGATGTCCCTGTCGCCGTGACGGCGGCCGTGACGGTGAGCGCGGCATCGACCGGTTTGGTGCTGGTGGCTGTCGCGGTGAGCGCCGCGGTGGCGGTGAGCGCAGAGTCCACCGGTTTCGTGCTGGTGCCGGTGGCGGTGAAGCCGGCCGTGGCGGTGAGCGCCGAGTCGATCGGTTTGGTCGACGTGCCGGTCGCGGTGAGTGCGGCTGTCGCCGTGAGCGCCGAGTCGACCGGCTTCGTGCTGGTGGCAGTTGCGGTGAAGCCGGCGGTGCCGGTCAGGGTGGCGTCGGCGTTCTTGGCGCCGGCGACGGCGACCTGGCCGAGCATTTCCAGAACAGCGACGCTCGGTGTCGTGTACGAGGGCGATGTGATACCGGAGGTGGCGATGCCTGCGGCGCCGGAGTCGTCCCACCGGCCGAAGATGTAGGTGGCCGCCGTGCCCTGCTGCGATGCGACCGTAGCGCCGCCCGGGATCCACGAGGGCGAACCGACGGCGCCGGTCGACCAGTCGGCGACGGCCATGAACAGCGCCGAGTGGTCGCGCTGCCGGGCCACGGACACGGTCTGCGCCGCGGCCGAGGCGTTCTTGCCGATACTCGGCCCGTCCGACCCGCGAACCACGGTGACCCTGGACCGGTAGTGCAGAGCCCCGCCACCGGGGGTGATGGTGACGGTTCGGCTGCCCCCGGCCGCGTCGAAGGCGGTGTACTGGAAGGCGCGGGCGTGGTCGGTGGTCGGGGTGCCGGAGACGTCGTTCTGTGCCGTGTAGGTCAGCCCGCCGCCGGACGGGATCATCGACGAGGTGGTGACGACACTGTTTTCGACGAGGATCTCGACGACGAGCCAGTCGCCGGCCGAGGTGGTGACGGCGCCGTGCGCGCGGGTGCCGGTTCCTTCGACGAGGTTGTCCGACGCGGGAAACGTCGGAGCCGTGACGACGGTGATCGCGGACGGCTTGAGGAGCCGAGTACCGAGGCGCGGCCTGGGGAGGATCTGCCGGGTGGGTGCGCGGAGGGGAGTGGGCACAGCTCACCCCTCGTGGGCTAGGCGTCCCAGCTGAAGTACACGTCGGCGATCTGGCCGGTGCCGGTCATCGGCATGAGGCCTACTCCGTTGGCGGTGCCGGAGGGGATGAACAGCCCCCGGCCGCCGAACGTCCAGATGACACCCGACCCGATCGAGGCGCCGATCGAGGCACGGCGCAGCTCGCCGGCCACGAGCGTCGGTGCGACGGTGTGCGTGTCGCGGGCGTCGCCCTTCGCGGTGAAGTTCCCGTCGTTCTCCTCGTACACCACCGTCTGCGACGTGCCCTGCGTGCCGGCGGTGGTGACCCGCTTCAGCGAGCACGCGAACGCTGTGACGGTGGTGTTGGTGACGCCGACCTCGACGAGCCACACGCCGCCGGTGGAGGAGGCGTACAGGCTCCCGATCGGCAGGGTGGCCGATCCGGCTCCGGTCGTACGCCATGCGGCGGATTGGCGCATAGGTCAGCCTCCCTGCATGAGCATCGACGAGTTGACCGGCGCGAACGGGGCGACAACTGCCGGGTTCTCCGACGGGCGTGGACCTCGCTGGATCGGGGCCAGCGGGCCGGGGTCGCCCTGTAGCGCGACCGACACGAGCGCCTTGAAGTTGGCTGTGACACAGGTGGCGGTGGTCGCCGAGTAGGTGCCGGGCAGGGCGAGGGTCCCGGAGGCTGCGCCGAAGCCGCCGCCGAGCCCGTCCACCACCCAGTTGTCGACCTGCTCGGTGACGGAGCCGAGGGAGGCGTTCGTCCAGGCGCTCGCGTGCGCGGTGGACGCGACGTCGGTGCCGGTCGAGAACGCGGCGATGATCAGGCAGTTGGGCTTGGTGGTGGTGCCACCCGGGATGCTGACCGTGGTGTCGGAGACCAGCTCCGTCGAGGTGAAGCTGACGTTGACCGGGCTGCCGCCGGGCGGGCACCCGCGGACCCCGATGATCCTGGCCACCACGTGGTCGCCGGGGTCCGGGACGCTCGGTGCTGCCTCGCCGGCGATCGCGCGTTTCCATCGCAGCGCCAGCCGGGTCAGGGTGCCCGAGCCGGCGAACGCGGTCTGGATGTCGGTGTATCCGGTGACCACGGGGACGACGGTGGCGTCCTCGTTCTCGAGCATCAGGATCAGGATGTCGTCGACTGTGGTCCCGGCCGGTAGACCCGGTGTCACCCCTGCGGTGCCGGAGGCGACCGTGCCCACGGCGTACACGGTGGGCATCGGCATCAGACGTACGGGTCCGGAGAGAGGGTGAAACCGGTGAACGTGGCGATGTCGGTCGCGCCGATGACCTGCGTGGTCGTCGTGTTCGGCGGGACGTAGATCGGGGTCTGCGGCACCTGCAGGATGTCGTAGTCGAACGTCGCACCCCGGGTGCCGGCCGGGGTGGTGATGATGATCCCGATCACCGCCGAGCTGTCCGGGTCCATCTGGAAGTCGACCGAGAAGATCCCGCCCTCGGACTCGGCCACCCGTACCACGTCACCGACCCGCAGGGCCACCTCGCAGAACGCGGCGTGCACCCCGATCGCGGGGGTGGCGTCGTTGGAGAAGCCCCACCGGAGGGTGAGCGCGTCGAGCTTCGCCTGGGTCCAGTCCTGCCGGGTGACGCCCTTGACCATCGCGGCCAGCCAGCCGGGCGTCGAGGTGTTGTCGAACTGCGGGTCGACGACGCCGAGCAGCGCGAGTTCTCCGGTGCCGTCGTACGCACGCAGCCCGCAGGTGGCCGCAACGTTCGTGGCGGCCCATCCGCAGATGTAGGCGCGCACCGCCCGGATGGCGCAGCCGATCGCGGCGGCGTTGATCGTGTCCATCGGCATCTCGACGTAGTCGGACGCGGCCAGGGTGACCTGCGCGAACCCGTCTGCGGAGGCGCCGAGGGTCGGCGGCAGCTCGTCGATCGCGCTGTACGCGGTGGTGGCGTTCCAGGCTGCGAGGGTGCCGTTGGCGGTGAAGGTGTTGAAGTTGGCCGCGGTGCCGCCGAGGGTGAGCGCGCTGACACCGGGGTCGAGCTTCAACGGCAGGATCTTGTAGTCACCGAGCGGGTAGTGCCCGCCGATGTTGGAGACGACGACGTCGTCGTAGCGCACCGTCGCGGTGGTGTTCGCGACCCAGCCGAGCCGCACGGTGGGCTGTGCGACGATGACGGTCCCCGCGGCCATGGTCGCCTGTGTCTGGTCGACCCAGGCGCCGCCGTCGGCGTACTGGACCCGCCAGTCCGCCTTGAGCGTGGTCGTTCGGCCGTCGAAGCGGTACTCGACGGTGAACCACTGGTCTGCGGTGATCGTGGCGTTGGAGCTGACCTCGGTGCCGGTGCCGACCTGGATCGAGACCTTCTGTGTTGCGGTCTTGTAGCGCACGATCACGAACTGGCCGGCGGTCGGCGGTTCGCTGGAGAACAGCACCACGTCGGAGGCGGGCAGGGTGCTCGGCAGGTAGAGGGAGAACCGGCAGACCTGCTGCCCGCTGGTGAGCGCGAACAGCGCCCCCGTCGACACCCAGGACACGTTCTCAATCGCCGCGGCCGTCGCCAACTCGAGGCAGTAGCTGCCGCTGCGCGGCGACGTCGTCACGATGGCCGGGGTGCCGGTGACCGTGTCGAAGATGAGCGAGCCGGCCACGCCAAGGGCCAGGCCGGCGGTAGTCCCGTACTCGAAGCCGGTGTGCACGAGCACCTGCGCGGCCCGTTTCGCGCCGGCGGCGGACAGCACGATCAGGTAGGCCAGCGCCGACTGCCCGGCAGCCACGGTCTTGGTCGCGGTACAGGTCCAGGTGGCGAGGCTCAGGCTGAACGTCTCGGACACCGACAGGCCGATGCTCTTGACGCCGTCGTTGCCGCCCTGCGCGACCTGCTGCACGAGCCCGGACGTATGCCCGGACCAGGTGCCGGGAGTCGGGCTGGTCGTGTCCAGGCAGGCGTGCATCGCCAGGATGTACCCATCGAAGGTGGAGGACACGTTTTGCGCGGTAGCGGCGAGGGTGCTGCCGGTACCGGACGCGGCGAGGGACACCACGTCGACCGGGTTGTCCTGGTCGAGCCCGACGACCTCGTAGACCGCCCAGTTGCAGATGCTCGAACTCGACGGCGCGATCGTCCAGGTGGTCTCACCGCCCGCGGTGTTCTTGCGGTAGATGCCGCCCTTCAGCGCGAGCAGGCCGTTGCTGACGACCGCCGTGAAGCCGGCGGGCGTGACCAGGCCGAGGTTCTGGGTGACGATCAGGAGGAGCGTGTTGCCCGCCGTGGTCGCGACGCCGAGGGTGGCGCTGCCGGTGGTGCCGACGAAGGTTCCCGAGCTGCGCTGGATGATGTTCGCGGCACTGAGCGGCATGACCACTCCCCCAAGGGGTGGAAGGCTTACGCGGCGATCGGTGTGAGCGCCACCGTCAGCGTCGTGAGGTTGAGCGTGTCGTTGGTGTTCACCGTCTTGCTCGCGGTCAGCGCAGCCGAGTAGTAGAACGTGCCGGCGCTCGACGCACCCCACGTCGAGATGTGGGTGACGACCTCGCCGTTGGTGCCCGCCCAGGTCGCCCACGACGGCGTGCCGGAGATGGTCTGGGAGCCGGCCGATGCGGCGTTGAAGTTCAGTGCGGGCCGGGTCGTCACCGAGGACACGTTCGCGGTCCCGGACGCACCGGGGTCGCCGGTGTGCAGCTGCACGAACATGGTGGTGACGGCGGTGAACGTCGCTGCGGACGTACCGCGCAGGGTGTTCAGCCAGGCGTTCGCGGTGTTCACCGCTGACAGACCGACGGCCATGGCCTACTCCTCTTCCTGCTCTTCTACCGGTGCTTTGATGACCTCGGCCTCGGCGACGATCGTGAGTTCGTACCGATTGACGACCGGCTCGGGCGGCTGTTCGTCATCCACGGCGGTGGCCTTTCATGCGGCGAACGTGCCGCGATACAGGTCGGCGAGCTTCTCCGCGGCGGGAGACAGCATGACGCCGCCGGAGTTAGCGGCGGAGGAGACCGAATAATCGTCGATCGATTCGGACTTCGTGGTGATGTCCGGGCTGGAGTAGGCGGCGCCCGCCGATTCCAGCACTGCGCCCTTGACGTCGTCCGGGACGGCGGCGAGGCCGTGCGTGAGGTCGACTTCGATCATGTCGGGCGGAAACGCGCACCGCACGCCCCAGCCGGCGAGCCGGTACAGCACCTGCTTGATCCGGGTGTAGTCGGTGACCGTCGTGGTGCCGCCGGCGGCGGTGACGATCCGGACGGCCTGGATGGAGATGACCGGCCGGAACGGCAGCCTGATCCGGCTCCAGCCGTTCCCCTCAACCTGATAGGTGACGGTGGTCGGCAGGAACGCGGTGTTCGCGCGGAGAGCGAACAGCTGCGAGGTGGTCTGCAACGCGAGGGTCGCCGTGGACGTGTCGACGTCCTGCTGCAGGTACGAGGCCAGCTCCGAGGCGGTCGCGTAGAGCACGCTCACCTCCTCACACTGCCCGCAACGTCTTGACCTTCGCCACGTCCCTGGCCAGGTCGTTGCGCTTGTACGCCTCGTATGCGGCGCTGTCGGCGGTGTACTGCTCGGTGGCGTTCGCCCGCCGGTAGCCGGCGTCCATCGGCGCTTTCCCGGCGAGCGGGTGCATGTGCTCGACGATCACCGACGGCAGGTAGTGCAGACAGTCGGCCTGCTCGCCGAGGTCCCGCCAGAAGTCGTCGACGTAGAGGTGCCGCAGCTGCGGCGGCCCCATCCAGCCGAGGGCCTTGGTGATGTCCGCGGTGATGACCGGGGCGGTCGGCAGCCTCTGACCTTGCAGCAGGTCGTTGCCGTAGGCGATCCCGCCGCCGGCGTCGTGCAGTATGTCGAGGAGCAGCGCGTCCCATCCGCTGGTGCGGGGCCGGTGGTCGTCGTCGAGCTTGGCGATCGCGAACGGCGCGAACTGCTCGAGCGCCTGCGCGGCGCCGTGGTTGATGGCGCCGACGTGTCCCGAGTTCGCCGGCGCCCAGGTGAAGAACACCTGCGTGCCGGCGGGTGCCTGATACTCCGGCAGCGTCGGATCGTCGGAGTCGACGACGACGAGCAGCACGGTGTCGGCGGTGCACGTCTTCGCGCACTGCTCGGCCAGCTCGGCGACCGCTTTCGGCCGGCCGCGGGACGGGACGACGACGACGAGGTCAGGCATTGCGGACCCAGAAGCCGGCCGGGTGGTGCGAGGTCGGGGAGAGCCGTTCGATCGCGATGTCCCTCGACCAGTCAGGGTTGCCGTCGAGGTGCTCCTCGATGGCGTTCAGCGGTGAACCGACCATCTCGCCGAGCCCGTGCTGTGTGCGCAGGGTGCGGGTGGCGTAGCCGAAGATGCCGTCCTCCACGACGAGGTAGCAGCCGGGCGTGACGAGCGGCCCGTACAGCTTGATCTCCTCGGCGACGTGCGGACTCGAATGGTCCGAGTCGAGGGACACCATGCACCGCCGACCGCCGACGAGCTCGAAGACTCGGTCAACGACGGCAGGGTCCTTCGCGTCGCCCTGGACCCAGTCGACGAGCAGGTCCTTGTTCGCCGCCGGCGGCGGGTTGAGGTCCACCGAGATGACGTCGATCCCGTGCTCGAGGAACCACGCCGCGGAGGCACCGCCCCATGTGCCGGTTTCGACGATCACCTCAGGCTTGGTCGCCTCGATGATCTGCCGATATCGCTCGAGGTCCTCGTCGAGCTTCAGCATCCCGTCCGGCTTGACGTGCCGGTTCTGCGCCAGCGTCTCCAGGGATGCCTCGACGTCGACGTGAACGGACAGCGGCGAGCCTTCAGGCTTATCGACGGCGGCCTGGACGTACCGCTGCCGGATGTAGTCCTCTTCGGCCACCCACATGTGCTTGTAGTGGCTGGTCTTCACGCGGGTGTCGACGTAGATCGGCAGGCCCATGGCGCCGACCCGTGCACAGAACGACAGGTCCTCGCTGAACAGTTGCTTCGTCGAGGGATTCGGGAGCCGGACGTACCAGGCTGGGCGCATCATGCCCTTGGCGAACTCGTCGCGCATCTTCTCCAGCACGCTGCGGTGGATGAGGATGCACGCCGAGCCGGTGGCGTGGCATTGGGTGACGGT